CGGGTCCTTCGACATCAAGCTGGTCGAGGACATGCGCATGACCCTCATGCACGACCGCGCAGAGTACGACCTGGTCCACGATTACTTCGAGGGCAAGCAGCTGCTGCCGTACGCTCCCCGCAACGCGACCGCCCAGATCAGGGACCTGCAGAAGCGCAGCATTGCCAACTGGATTCCCATGTTGGTGAACTTGCCCAGCCAAATGTCCTTCGTCGACGACTACCGCCGGCGCCAGGGCGGGGATCTGCAGAGCAAGGCCGACAATGAGACCACCACCCCCGAGTGGAAGCTGTGGCAAAAAAACCGGATGGATGGCCGCCAGGGCATCATCTACCGGTCATGCCTGCTGTACGGCCACTCCTTCGTGGTGGTGAACAACCTCGACCCGCAGAACGTCACCTACGACATCCTGAGCACCCGGCAGACCGTGGCGTACTTCCGCGACCCGGTCAATGACATCCGGCCCAGCCACGTGCTGACGATCAAGTCCTACCCGCGCAGCGAGCAGGTCCCCGGCATGGCCATCCTCTGGGATGACAAGTACCGCTGGGAGCTGGTCTACACGTTCGACGGGAAGTTCGTGGTCAAGGGCAAGCCCTTCGCGCACAAGCTCGAGAAGTGCCCCGTGGTCCGCTACACCTGTGTGGTTGACGATGAGGGCCGCACCCGCGGCGTCGTCCTGCCGGCCATTCCGCTGCAGGACCGACTGAATCAGGCAACATTCAGTACCAATGTCACTAGCGATTTTGGCGCGTTTAAGGTAAGATACGCCGCCGGCCTCATGCCCGCCTTCAAGAAGGACGAGAACGGCGACCTGGTCCTTGATGCGAACGGGGAGCCGATTCCGGAACCCATCGAGGTCACGCAATCTTCGATGCTCTTGAGCGACGATCCCCAAACAAAATTCGGTCAGCTGGACGAAACGCCGCTCGATGGCTATATCCGCCAGGAAGAGCAGGCGGCCCGCAACTTCACCACGCTCTCCCAGTTCCCCCCGCTGGCCTCCATCGCCAACCTGGCAAACCTGTCGGCCGAGGCATGGTCCGCCGCCGAGGCGCAGTTCACCCGCTGGATCAACTCCTTCCAGGTTTCCCTGGGTGAGTCCCACGAGGAACTGATGCGCCTTGGTTCGCTGGCCTCCGGCGACATGGAGGGCGCACAGTCCTACGGCGGCGAGGTCCGCTGGCGGGATATGTCCACCAAGACTGTGGCCGTCCAGATGGACGCGCTCGGCAAGGCTGCACAGATGCTTGACGTTCCGCGCAAGGGCCTGTGGCCCATGATCCCGGGCGTCACCAACGGCATGCTGGACGACTGGGACAAGCTCCATGAGGAACAGGTCCAGGACGACATGGCCCGTGACCCGCGCCTGCAGCAGGCCTCCGCCGCTGCCGGCCAGCGGACGCCCAAGACCGCCGCCGTGAACGTCGCCCAGCAGAAGCCGCTGCAGAAGTAATGGCGACGGCTCCCGAGACGCTGGCCTTGGAGCGGGTCCACCAGGCCGCCCAGGCACGCCTGGGGATTGCTGCCGCGTTCATGGCACTGGCCGAGTGGGAGAACGTCCACGCCCTCAAAAACGAGGACGACGCTGCCGCTACGGCCTGGCTGGTCGTATCCCTCCGCATTCTCACTGCGGTCCAAAAGATGTCCCGTGAGCTGGCAATCTCGTATTACCAGCTAAACCGGGCCCTGGAGACGGGGCGCACCCTCGGTGCCCCCATCAACTCCCCAGAAACAGACGTCACCCTGGGGCAGCTGCGGAAGACCTTCCGCAACTATGCCCTGGACGTCGCCGCCCTCCCGTCGCCGCACACGCTCAGCAGCGACCCTGACATCCGCTGGTTTGAGGAACAACTCAAAGAGCGGGACATGCCAGACGCCCCCAACCGGCTGGTCCGGCTGGAGGACGCACAGGTGGATCCCCTGATCCAGAACCTGCTGGATGTCGAAGGCTCCAACAACTCCGAACCTGTCACCATCGACAAGTTCACGTGGGAGCCGCCCATGACCTTTGAACAGGTCGATGAAGAGTTCCGGGATCTGCTCAGGAAGCAGGCCATCGAACGCTCCGTCGATAAGACAAAGGCCCTCCGGTCAAGCACTGAGCTGACCCCCGGTCAGGCCCTGCGCCAGATCGAAGAATCCCACGCGGCGGCCGGCTCCATCGGATCCGGCACCGTCGATGCCCTTGGCATGGAAGGTGGCCGTCAGGCCATCGACACCGCCATCCGGAAAGACAAGCGGATCAAGCTTGTCGCCCGTGGAACCGGACCCGATCCCTGCGCATTCTGCGCCATGCTCGCAAGCCGCGGCTTCGTCTACACCGGTACAACTTCCGGCGTCGGTGATGGCACGGAGGGCGAGGAGATCAAGAAGTTCCACGTCAACTGCCACTGCTACCCGATCGTCCGGTTCGTGAACACGTCGGACACCCTGCCGCCCATCAACGCCTACTTCCAGGAGAAGTGGTACGAGGTCACGGCCAACTACTCGGGGCACGACGCGGTCAAGGCCTGGCGCCGCTGGATCTACGCCCAGCGCAAGGCCAACCCCCTGAACCCTCACGGGTTCGCCACTACCACCACTTAGTCCCAGGAGGACATCAATTGTCTGAGCAGCAGGCACAGGGCCAGGAGCCCGCAGAAACCACCACCTCCACCGATCCCTGGGCCGCGTTCCCCGCGGAATTCAACTGGGTCCGCAAGGAACTGGAAGACACCCGCAAGGAGGCCGCCGAGAAGCGCGTCCTGGCGAAGGAACTTCAGGAGAAGCTTGGCTCCGCCAAGACCCCGGAGGAGGTGCAGCAGATCACTGCTGCGTACGACACCAAGACCAGCGACCTGGAAGTCGCTCTCGCCCGCGAACGGGTGGCCCGCAAGACCGGGCTGAGCGATGACCTCGTGGAGTTCCTGACGGCTAAGACCCCGGAGGAACTTGAAACACAGGCACAGAAGCTGGCAGGGCTGAAGCCCGCCGGCGACGAGCCCGTGGTCGTAACGGTCCAGGAACCCCGCGGCGGACTGAACCCCGCAGTAAACCCCGGCGATCCCAACGGATTCGACGCCTGGGAAAACTACAAGCGCACCCGCCGCTAATCTTCCCACCCCCAAGCGCCCCACCCCCGGGCGCTTTTTTGATGCCCTGAAAGGGACAAGAAAATGACGTACACACCCCACCTGAAGGTCAAGCCTCAGGTCCTCGTTCAGGCTGCGGTCTCCGCCCTGACCGACCAGCTGGTCGTCTCCAACCTGGTGACCAAGCGCAACGACCTCACCACCTTCTTCTCTTCCGAGGGTGACACCATCAGCCAGCGCGTCAAGGGCACCGTACCGGTCCGCCAGTACACCCCCAGGAATGACCGCAGCCAGCCCATCATCACGGACAACTACCAGGAATCCGTGGTCACTCTCACCATCTCGGCTGAGCGGCCTTACTCCGCCATCAAGATGACCGACGAGCAGTCCGACTGGGATTTCGTTGACGGCTGGGGTGACATCATCGACGCCCAGACCAGCTCCATCGCCTCCTACCTGGAGCACGGCGTTCTGAACCAGATCCTGCAGGCTCCCTACGAGCGTGTTGTCGTGATCAAGGATGACTCCGCCGGCCTGACCGCCGCCGACTCCAACCACCAGGACGTTTACTACAACGCAGTGGTCGAGGCCAAGAAGGCCCTCCGCCTCATGCGCACCCCGAACGACACCCTGCACTGCATCGTCGGTGTGGATGTCGAAGAGCAGATCATCAAGTCCAACCGGTTCCTGAAGGACCAGGGCACCGGCGACTCCGCTCTGACCACGGCCACCCTCGGCACCATCGCCGGCGTTCACTTCGTGAGCTCGACTCACATCCCCGCCGGCGAGGCCTACATGTTTGCAAGCTCCGGCTTCCTGGCATTCACGGGCGTGCCCCGCATCCCGAAGTCCGTCCCGTTCGGTGCAACTGCATCAGCTGGTGGATTCGCCTTGCGCTGGCTCATGGATTATGATACGGCTTACCTGACCGATCGGTCGGTATTTGATTGCTACGCTGGCTACAGCTACGTCAAGGACTTCATCTCCGTCTTCGACGGCCGCTCCAACGAGCTGATCTCCCCCGACCGCTACTTCGTGCGCGGCGTCAAGCTCGTGCTGAAGTCCGCCGGCGGCGTTGAGAAGAAGCCGGGCGACGGCGGAACAACCACTCCCGGTGGCGACCCGAACTCCTTCCTGGCCAAGGCCTACAACCTGCAGACCGTGACCTCCGCTCCGGTTATCGGCGAGCCCTGGCCGCTGGGTGGCAACTACCCCGGCGCTAAGGCCACTGCAACTGCTAAGGCCACGGTCACCAGCGCCAAGGTCACCGGCATTGCTGTGACCGCGCAGGGCTTCGGCTACACCAGCACCCCGACGGTCACCATCTCCGGTGGCGGCGGCACTGGTGCAACCGCTGTTGCAGTCATCACCAACGGCCAGGTCACGGGCATCTCCGTTACCGCCCAGGGTTCCGGCTACACCTCGGCACCGACCGTCACCGTCGCAGCCCCGTAGGAGTAGCCAGTGCCAGCCCTCGCAACAGTGCTGCAGGTAGCGGCTCGCATTGGTGAGCCCATTACCGCGCCCGAGGACGTCCAGCTGGCCGAGGCTTGCCTGGAAGAGGCATCCAACCTGGTGAGGTTCTACGCGCAGCAGCCCCTGTGGACTGCTGCAACAGCTCCTGCAGTCGCCGTCACCATTGCGGTGGCGGCGGCTGCACGGGCCGTGCTGAACCCTGCCGGAATGGACATGGAGCGAGGTGACATGGTCACCTTCAACCGCGGCAAAGAGTACTCTTCCGGAGCCGCCCTCACCCCCTCGGAAATCACGATCGTCAAGGCGCTCGGCCGGCAAGGCAACGTGCGCTCGATCGGCCTGACCAACTCCGACAAGCCGGTTCCCCGGAGCCGGCATTGGCACCACGGCAGGGGCTACGCCCCCGTGGACTGGGGCGGCAACAAGCCGTTCCCGCTGTACCCCGACTCCGGCGTGTACTGGTGTGACGAGTGATGAACAGATCCCGCTTGCTCGATAAGGGCAGGGAGCAGATGTTCATCTATCCCGAGGTCTACAAGGTCAACGCCCGCGGCGACCAGGTCCGCGTCCCCGACGAGACTCCGGTCGAGGTCTGGGTGACGTCCTCCGAACAGCGGCAGGGTGACCAGGAAATCCCCGGCCAGGTGTCGGTGAAGTCCATGCGCTGCATTACCAGGGACGCCCCCGTGGGGTCCTGGGCCCGGATTGTGTTCCGTGGTGAGGAGTGGGACCTGGCGGTCCCGCCCCGCTTCACCGAGGGACTGTCCAAGGCCACGCGGCATGTCGAGTTCATCATCCGTTCCCGGAACCGACTGGATGAGGTGCGCCCATGATTGCCGACGCCGCCCACACCATCGACTGGTACCACCCGGCGCACGGCGGCCGTGGCCCCGTGTCCTCGACCGGGGCTGTGGTGTCCCACCTGCCCGGCGTGAAGACGTCGGTCAAGGAAGCGGCCAACTCCATGGCGGCCGACGCCTGGGTCACACTGCTGTTCCACCGGCAGACCGGCGCGGCATCGGTCAACGTGATCGGCCCGCCTCCACTGGAAACCGACTCCTACGTCTACCTCCACGACACGGACCCCGGCGGTGAGGGCATCGGTAACGCCTTCGGCCGCAAGCACAAGCGCTCCGCCATGTCCATTGAAATGGGCTGGACGCAGACGCACGCGTGGGGCCAGCCGCTGGCGCACCCGATCCACCATGACGGCCTGCATGTCCTGCAGAACGCCATGGACCGCGCCGCCCGGAGGTACAAGGGCTGATGCTTCACGAATCCTCGACGCCGTTCTTTGGCTCCGTCGACGAGCTGGTGCGTCAGATCTTTGTCAGCTTCTTCGCCAACCAGAACATCCACATCTACACGGCCTTCTCGGAAAACATGCAGACCCCCTGCATCGTGGCCCGGCGGGACCGCAAGTCGGGGACCCTGGCGCTGGCCACCGGTGACGACCGCTTCATGCAGTCGGCCATCGTGATGATCAGCATGATCACGGACGGCCCCGACGCCGACGAGATGGGCGAGGAACTGTCGGAGATGTGCCGGTTCGCTCTGCGCCAGGCGCAGCAGCTGCAGGTATCCGTCCCCGGATGCGGCTCGATCGCCGTGCTGCACGAGACCCTTCACCCCTCCAAGGTCAGTGACTGGCAGACCGCAACTTCGGTCGTCCAGTACGCGAGTTTGCCAAAAGGCGCATGCCGGTACGAGTTCATCGTGCGCATGCTCGTTCGCCCACCCGCCCAAGACACCATCACAAACCGCTTCAAGCCCCAGCCGTAACGCCGGGGCTTTTCTTTTGGGAGAAACCAAATGACGCTCGACAGCACTGCCGTACTGAAGGTAGGCGTAGGCCACTTCTACACGGCCCCGGTGGGCACCGCCCTGCCGACCGACCTCCGCAACCCCGGCGGAACCTGGACCCACATGGGCCACACCTCCGTCTCCGACATCCTTTCTGCCAGCTCCGAGGGTGGCGAGACCACGACCCTCCGGTCCCTGCAGAACGCCACCCTGCGCACCACGACCGCCGCCCGCACCGAGGCGTTCGTGATGAACCTGCTCCAGTTTGATGCTCCGAGCCTTAAGCTCTACTACGGCTCCAACGCCTCCGTAGACGGCTCCGGCAACGTCTCCATCCCCTCGAACCCGGTCGCCACCGAGGTTGCCTGGCTGGTCGTGTTCTACGACGGCCAGACCACCGCCGGCGTGTACGCACCCAAGGTTTCCATCCTGCGCTCGGACGACCTCGGTATCTCTGACACCGAGAACCTGGTCCAGCTGCCGGTCAAGGTCACCCCGCTGCAGTACAACGCCAACGACTTCGCGTTCAAGTGGCTGCCGCCCAAGGTCATCCTCTCCACCGCTACCGCAACCGCAACGGTTGCCAGCGGTGCTGTGACCTCCGTGACCATCAACTCCGGTGGATCCGGCTACACCACGGTTCCTGCCGTTTCCTTCTCCGGTGGTGCAGGTACCGGCGCTGCCGCAACCGCAGTCGTCACCGGCGGTGTGGTCACCGCGATCAACGTCACCAACGGTGGCTCCGGCTACTCCACGGCTCCGTCCGTCACGGTCGCCGCACCGTAGCACCAGACCCCTGTGGGGCCGGGTGCGGACCCCGGCCTCACAGGCCCCCTCTAAAGTCCGCAAACTCACAAGACTCACAAAGACTCACAAGGAGCACCGCGAATGTCCGCACTTTCGCTTGACGACCTGCGCAAAGGCGCAGAGTCCAAGTACCCAGACTTTGAAATCGAAACCGAGGACGGGAAGATCCTGGGTTTCAAGCCGGTATTCCGGCTCCCGAAGGAACGCCGCCGGGCCATTGCCCAGGCGATGGACGTCCAGAAGCGCCTCGAGGGCCTGACCGAGGACGCCGAGGTTGACCAGCCGGAACTGATGATCAGCATTATCTCCGACGCCCTGAAGGCCGCCGAGCGGACCAAGGGTGACCACGCCGCCCTGGCGAAGTTCGCCGGCAAGGAAGACCTCGGGATCTGGCTGTTCATCTTCACCGAATACTCCGCCGTGACCGACTTGGGGGAAGCCTCGCCCTCGGCGAGCTGATCGAATCCTACGGCGAGGAAGTCTATTTAGATCTCAAGGAGTACTGGAACTTTGACCTCGTCAGCTTTATCGCTGGCGAGGTCTTTTCCTCTATCCCCCTGATCCTCGCCATGATTCGGAACCTCCCCGAGGGCAGTCGCTTTGTCTCGGCCGTGACGGTGGATACCCCCGTCGAAGAGGCCGAACCCCACCTGGATGATCCGCGCATGGAGGCGGTGATGGACCAGCGTACGTGGACCATCGACCGCCGGCTGCAGGCCATGGCAATCAACGCAATCTACACGCAAATCGCCGCGTCAGGGAACTGGGGCAAGGACGGTCCGCCGGACTTCCCCACCGTAGGCCCGCAGGACTGGCGCGCGGAATCCAAAGAGTCGGAGCCCCAAAACAACTTCGACGTACTCAGAAAGATGGGATGGCCAGGTGGCTAACTTAAAGCTCGTCGGTGCCGTAGCAATCAAGGTACGGCCCGACGCTACCGGTTTCCGCAAGGAGACCCAGGCGAAGCTGACCGAGGAGCTGAAGGGCGTAGAGGCCAAGGTTCCGGTCAATGCGGAACTTGATGCAGAGAAGGCCAAGGGCCAGGCCAAGAAGCTCGAAAAGGATCTCGATGGCAAGGAGATCCACTGGGACGTCAAGCTTGACTACGACTCCGTCAGGGCTGCCCAGAAGAAGTTTGATTCCCTCTTTGATGCAACCAAAGAGATCAAGTTCAACATGGGCGACCAGGCGACCATCGACAAGGCCCGCCAGGACCTGCTCGACATGGCCAAGGCCGCCAAGATCAAGATCTCCTACAACAACGACGAGGCCGGGATCCAGAAGGTTCTCGACAAGATCCACGCCGTCCAGCGCGAGAAGGCGCTGATCCCCATTGAGATCGAAACCAGCGACGAGAAGCTGGCCGAGTGGGAGGCCGAGTTCCAGGCCAAGCTGGACGCCCTCAAACTTGGCAAGGACGTCGACGTTGACGTGGCGGAAACCGTCACCTTCAAATACAACGACGACCGCGCGGGCCTGGAAAAGGTCATCCGGGAAATCGAAGCCAAGATCCGCGACATCGACGCCATCACCCTCACCGTGGAGTTGGACCGGGACGCCCTCGTGGCGCAAAGGGACCTGCTCCAGGAGCGGGCGGACAACCTGCCGATCACTCTGAAGTACAACGAGGACGTCGCCGGCATCCGCAAGCTCATCGCCCGGATTGATGAGGAGATCGCCAAGGTCAAGGCCGTTGAGCTGGTAACCAAGCTCGACCTGGCCAGCCTGCTCGAAGCCAAGGCCAAGGCCGAGGCGGAGCTGAACAACCAGGAAATCACCATCACCTACGAGGCGGACCTTGCCTCGCTCCGGGCTGCACGGTCCAGGATCCTGGCGCTGCTCCCCATCGAGCACCAGCTGCACATCAAGACCAAGCTCGACGAGAACTCCCTGCTGGAAGCCCTGGCCAAGATGGACGCGCTGATCGCGGCCGCCGAGGCATCGGGCAAGAAGGCTGAGATCCGGCCCGCAGTCAAGCCGGAGATGAACAACGCAGCCTTCCTGAAGGTAGCGGCGGAACTGGCACTCCTCACCCGGCGCCAGACCGTCGGTATCTTCGTCAAGCTCAACAACGCCGGACTGCTCCTCGCTGCCGCCAAGCTGACCGGCCTGCGGGCCGCCGCCCGCTGGTCCGAGGAACTGGGCCGGTCCCTGGGTACACTCGACCGGAACCTGCCCATCGTGGCGGCCGTGACGCTGACCCTCACCCAGCTCTCCGGCGTGCTGACCAACCTGGCCGCCAGCGCCTTTTCACTGGGCAACGACCTCGGCGCCGTCGTCCGCATGGGCGGGATCCTCCTGCCCGCGGCGATGCTCGGGCTCGCCTCCGTAATGACCGTGCTCAAGGGTGTCTTCAAGGACTTTGGTGCCGCCGTGAACGGCGACTCCAAGGCCATCGAGAAACTGACCGAGTCCGGCAAGAAAGCCGCCGCCAACATCCGGGTCGTCTTCCAGGACATCCGTGAAACCGTGTCCAAGAACTTCTGGAAAGAAGCCAGCGACGCGATGCTGCAGTTCACCGAGACTGCACTGCCCCGGGTCCGTGACGGGCTCGCCGGGCTGGCCACCTCCCTCGGCGGGATCTTCGCTGCCCTGCTCCGGTCGGTGTCCACCTTCGCCCAGCAGAACGGCATCGAGGTCTTCTTCAACAACCTCACCCGGGGCTTCAACGTGGCCCAGACCGGGATGGCCTCCTTCATGAACGCCTTCCTGACCCTGGCCTCCGTCGGTTCGATCGTCTTCCCCAGGATGGGTGCGGCCTTTGAATCCTTCGCCGGCCGGTTCGACGCCTGGGTCCAGCGGCTCGCCCTGGACGGCACCTTCAACCGCTGGATCGACCGCGGCATCGAAGGCCTGCACAACCTCTTTGCCGCCGCCGGCTCGCTGGTCAAGGTGTGGAGCAACATCGGCCTGGCAGCCCAGGCAGCCGGGGCCATGACCCTCCAGTCCTTCGCCGGGACGATGGCCAAGCTGGAGCAGATCACCGCCGGAGCCAACTTCCAGCGCAACCTCTCGAACATCTTCCGGGGTGCCCGTGAAGGGTCGGAGAACTTCAAGGCCTCCCTGAAGGACGTCGGTCCGGTGATGGACACGTTCTCGGTCACCATCAAGAAGACCCTCGCCCTGTCGGGCAGTGCCTTCGGTGCATTCGCCAAGGACGTCGGGGACATCCTCGGCAGCCTGAACCTGGAAAGGGGCCTGACCGCCTTCCTGACCGGGATCAAGACCATGTTTGAGCAGCTGCGCCCGGCCATGGCCCCGGTCTCGGAAATCATCCGTACCTTCGGTGAAATCCTGGGCCAGGTCGCCACGGACTCGGGCCCGCTGTTCCGCAACCTGTTTGAACAGCTCGCCGTAGTCCTGACCACGGCCTGGACTGCCCTGCAGCCCTTCCTGCCTGCCCTGATCCAGATCGGCACCTCGATCATCAATGTCCTGGGTCCGGCGATGTCACAGCTGGCCGAATCGGTCATCCCTGCTTTTGCCTCCGGGCTGCAGGACATCGGCGACGGCCTGGTTCCGATCATCAAGAACGTCGCGGACGTAGCCGTCGGAATCGCCCAGTTTGTCTCCTCGCTGCCTGTCCCGGTCATTGCCGGAATGGTCGCCGGGGTCCTGGGACTGGGCACCGCGTTCAGGACCGCCTCGGCCCTTATCGCCTTCGCCTCCACGGCAATGAAGGACTTCAGCGTGTCGGCTGCACTTGCCGCCATCCGGACCCAGCTCCTGGTTCCCGTGGTCGGCCTGGTCCTCGCCGGACTGACCGCCCTGACAGCAGGGCTCGTGACCGACTTCGCCACCCAGCAGTCGAACGCAACGCCCTACGCCAACGACTACGCCCAGGCCCTCCGTGAGGACGCCGCGGCGACGAAGGAACTTGGCTCAGCGGTCAGGTCCTCCGAGATCCGGACCGCCATCAAGAACCTCTTCGATTCCGGCGCCTACGACAACGCCCAGAAGCTCGGCATCAGCACCAAGATGCTGACCGACGCCATCGTCAAGGGAGGCCCCGCGCTGGCCGAGGTCAACAAGATCACGGGCGAAGCCGTCAAGAAGTACACCGACGCAAAGAACGCCTACGACAAGGCCGGAGACGGCGTGCTGTCCTACGGCAACAAGGTGCGCGACAACATCCCGTTCCTGAAGCAGCAGGCCGATGCGGCCAACGCCGTGAACGACGTGGTGAAGAAGAGCGCCGCAAGCCGGGCCACGGCAGCGGAGCAGATCCGCATCGAGAACGAGCAGCTGCGGGCAGCGGGCATCCCCCTGGAAGACAACGCCAGGAAGTATGAACTGCTGAACCAGGCCATGGACAAAGTCCCCGGCTCGGCCGCCGTTGCAGCCTCGGCAACCAAGACGCTCACGGACTCCTTCTCCTCCGGCTCCGCCAAGATCGACGCCTTCCGCAAGACCTTCGAGCTGCTGGTCGGAAAGGACGCGAAGCAGGCTACCGCCGAAACCCTGGGTGCCTACGCTTCCGGCTTCCAGGATCTGCTGGAAAGGGTCAAGCCCCTGGCCGGCCAGCTGCAGGAGCTGGGCGATAAAGCCTACGGCGAGAACGGATTCCTGAACGTCGCCAGCGGCAACAAGGCTGTCCTCGAGGCCAACCAGGCACTGGTGGACATGGTCAACAACGTCTGGCTCGGCGCCAAGACCACCTACGACAACGCCATCAAGGCAGGCGACAACGCCCAGGTGGCCTTCCAGAAGGCCCACGACTTCATCAACGAACGCAAGGGCGACTTCGAAGAGCTGGCCACCGTGTCCGGCCTCAACAAGGACAAGGTCATGGGCCAGTGGACCTCCATCTTCGACCATGAATGGGAACTGAAGGTCAGCTTCAACGGGCTGACCGAAGTGACCGCCAAGGCCCAGGCGCTGTCCAACCTGCTCGGTGCCAAGTTCGACGGCCAGAAGTTCCTCGCCTACCTGGACGCCAACCCGGACGAGGCCATCAAGGCCGTGACCGGGGCGGCCGATGACGTGGCCCTGCGCTGGGTTAACAAGAACTTCCAGGCCCAGCTCAGCCTCCTCCCGAAGGACGTGCAGGACAAGCTGCGGATCGCGGTCGGCCTGACCAACGACGAGTGGACCAACGCCGACTTCGCCACGATCCTCAGCGTGGCCAAGAAGATCCCCGGCCTGGCCGAGGCCCTGGTCGCCCTTTACAACGGAACCCACGACCCGGACACCATCCAGGCGATCATCAAGGCCAATACGGACCACATCTCCATCGAGCAGGCCCGGAACGAGCTGGACGAACTGAAGGCCCAGCGCGAGGCCCCGGTGAAAGCAAAGGTCGAGGTCTCCCCGGAGGAGCAGGCGAAGCTGGACCGGCTGCAGGCCGAGCGTGACGCAAGGGTAATCGCCAAGGCGGAAACCGCTGACGCCAACAGCATGTTCGATGTCACCCAGGGCAAGGTGGACAAGCTGGACCAGAGCCGGCCGAAGCCCTTCGTGGATGCCGATACCGGCACGGCAGACTCCAAGACCAGCAATTCCCTGAAGCTCCTCAAAGAGGTCGGGGACGCTAAGCCCGTCCCGTTCGTGGATGCCGACACCGGCACTGCCGACTCCAAGACCAGCAACTCACTCAAACTGCTCAAGGAGGTTGGGCTGCAG